TGCCTGCTAGTCGATACGGAATACTTGTCCTCATTTTCGTACCACACACCGTTCTCCCAGATGAACAACGGCCAGTGCATGCCATAGCTGCACACGATGTAGCGGGGTATATCGTTGTCGGTCGTCCATCTAGCGAAGGTATTGCTACCCTCAAACTCTTCTCGGTTCTGCACGCAGGTGCGTGCGTTCTTGTTGGCTACTCTTTTCATGGTCTAGTCCTCTTTTGTTTGGCCTAACAATGTTAGGCAGTTCGTTTTGGGTTGGTGTGCTTCATCAGGTCTGGGTTGGTTATGAGTTGGTACGCTCCTTTGCTGAATGGAATGGCAACCGTGTGCTTGACGGTGCGGGCTTCGCGCTCTCCGCAGGTCAGGCAGGTTGAATAGCCGAGTGCTGCTCGGCGCGGGTGTATTTCTGTACCACAGGCACAGGTCGTGAATGGGTAAAGCATCAGCGGATCACTCCCGATAGAAACAGAATCGTCCAGACAAAAACCGCAATGGTCAGTCCTAGTAGTGAATACACAACGCGCTCCATGTCAGCGACCTCCGTAAGTACGCAACGCCCAAGTTTCTAGCATTCGCATTGCCTTATATGGCAGTTGGTATTTGTTGGCAGCGGACACGCTCCATGTATGCCCGATGATCTCGCGGTCGGTCATGTCCTGCGAGAGGATGGTTTCAAGGTCGCGTTGTGCTACGCCGAGTTTTATAAGTGTGTCGTTCATGGTTGGCTCCGTTGCTATGCCTAACAATGTTAGGGCGTTGTTGAAGTCGAAAGAAACTTAATTATACCACAATGTTATACTCATGTCAAGTTTCTTGCGTATGGGTAGCAAGCATGCGTAGCATGCGAAGCGTATGGGTAGTGTGCGAAGCGTGGTACGCAATGGTGTGGGCAATGTTAGATGTTAGGAAATGCAAATGCGTGGCTAACAAAAGAAACTAACAAAAGAAATCGAGGCGGGGCAAGGGGAAAGTCGGGTATTGTTATAATGTTATATTGTTAAGAGAAAGAGAGAGGGAAATTCCTTTTTGCACTTGCTGGAGGGATGGGCAATGTTCACTTGCGAAGAGGCTCGATTTCCCGACCTTACTGGTTTTTTCTCCTAACATTATAACATTAGGCAAAAGTCGTTTCGTTTCAATCACTTAGCGCACAAAGTAAATCTAACATTAACGCTAACATTACAAATTTTCCTAACAAAGCTAACATGTTAGGTTGGGCTTTCTCATTTCTGAGAACTATCACGATCCGAAGCTAACATCGCACCACGCGGGCATGATGGGCTTTCTCATTTCTGAGAACTATCACGATGTGCGGCGGAACTACCTTCTGCCTAACATGTTAGGTGGGAAAGGCTATCCCCTGTCTGGGACGCGGTTGGAACTATCACGCAAGGTGCAAACCTTGCGGACAATAAAAAACCCCGCGAGGTGCGGGGTTTGGCTAACATGTTAGGGGGGAAAACCCGGCCCCGAAGGGCCGGGGGTTTGGTTATTGGCCTAGGCCGCTAATATCAACACCAAGGCATTCAAGAGCTTTGATGATGTGCTGCTGAGCATTAAACAGAGCATCCGGGAGGGATTCTTGGCGCGCATTGAATTTGTACAATGCGGTCAGCTCTTCAACATTGCGTACCATTGGAGGCCTTGCCGCGCTGCTGGTATCACCAGTTTCCATGCCATCACCAGCACCTTCGGCATCGCCACCAGTAGGCGCAGCATCCTTGCCATAGCGATCCTCACGGCCATACTTGCGAATGCGCTTCCACATTTGCGATGGGTTAGTGTGTCCAACACCTTTGAGGCCATCATAGAGCGCAGACTTCTCAGCCTTAAGCCCCGGATGATCTACCATTGCGGCATTCTCAACATCAAACCAATCGAAAGAGAAATACTCATTCAAGGCGTGAGCATAGTTAAGGTGAACATACTCGCGCACCTTGGTGTTTTCGATCACATCATTGCGAGCAGATACCAATGCGCTCACTTCTTCAACAACAACAGGGGCTTTGCTTGCCATATTTTCTCCAATGGCCCATTCAAGGGCCGGATGTTGCTCCGAGCCAATCCCGGAACATGGGGCCATTGTATCACAAACAAGTCTATTTGTGGTACAATCTAGTAAACAATAATAAAGGGCTTCCGCCTCCCCTAACATGTTAGGCCGGGCCAAACCCTACACCCCCCGGCCCCCCCCGGACAGAGAACAGGAGTCCCAAGCCCCGCTATACTTACTGTTTTACACATTAGATTCCCACCAAACATTTCACCTACCCCCCACCCCCTCTTTTTTGTACCACCGTGCGCTTCGCAGCCACTATGCAAACACCCCCCGTCAAGGGGACCCATTTGAGTCCCGTGGTACACGGGTAGTATTTTTTGGCTTGCTCTTTCTGTGTTACGTGTTATGCTCCGCGCAACTGAGGCCACGAACCGCTTTAGACGCTTACATATATGCCAGTAGTCAACGTGGAACCCACGAAAGACCATCCAATACCGTACGACTTGTCGGACGACGAGACTTCGGACTACCTCGAAGAGATGGCTGTTGCCGGTAATACGGCGGAACTCCAAGTTGAACTAGGTGCTCCACTCGAAGTGGACGAGTTCACAGCGGAACGCGAGAAGGCACTGATTGAAGCAGTTGCTAAAGCGAAGAAACCCGCAGCCCTCCAGACTACCAACACTGCTTTCGCTGCCGCCTCATTTTTGCGCACCTATGGAGCGCAGATGGCAATGGATGTGGCCCAAGCACGCTCAGCAATTACCCATAAGCTCATGGAGATCGCCAACTGCGGTGATACAAAGTACGAACTTAAGGCGCTGGAACTGCTAGGCAAGCACTCGGATATTGGCCTATTTACCGAGCGCAGCGAGATCACGATCAACTACAAAGACCCAGCCGAGCTTGAAGGTGCGATCAAAGAGCGCATTAAACGGCTTTTAAACGCTGACGTTATCGACGTTACACCTATCGGCGTAGACTTAGATGATGAGCTGGGGGTTGCGTCTCCTTATGAAGAGACGGAGTTGGCTGCTTCACTCGATGACGACATTGGGGAAGTAGAAGAGGAGGACGAGGATGACGGCGACAGCACAGAGTCTGCTTGAAAACGTCTCCCTGAAGGACATCCCCACTGTCCTTCCGCTCTTATCCCTACCAGAGCAGGAGAAACTACTGGCTGAGTTGGAGAAGCTCCAAGAGCTAAAGACTCGCCAAGTAGCACAAGATAAGTTTCTTGCCTTCGTTAAGGAGGTGTGGCCGACATTTATTGGCGGTCGGCACCACGCAAAGATGGCAGACGCCTTTGAACGGGTGGCTAGAGGTGAGGTCAAGCGACTCATTATTAATATGCCACCTCGTCATACGAAGTCAGAGTTTGCTAGTTACCTCCTACCGGCATGGTTCCTTGGCAAATTTCCACACAAGAAGGTCATTCAGACCTCTCACACGGCTGAACTGGCGGTGGGGTTTGGTCGTAAAGTGCGTAACTTGGTTGACCAAGAGGTGTACCACAAGGTGTTTCCCGGTGTTGGCCTGCAAACAGACTCAAAGGCGGCGGGTCGCTGGGACACTAATAAGGGTGGTAACTACTTCGCTATCGGTGTTGGCGGTGCGGTAACTGGTAAAGGTGCGGATCTGCTGATCATCGATGACCCTCACTCCGAGCAGGAGGCTGCGTTGGCCGAGGTCAACCCAGAAATCTACGATAAGACGTACGAGTGGTACACATCAGGGCCTCGTCAGCGTCTCCAGCCGGGTGGTGCCATCGTGGTGGTAATGACGCGGTGGTCGCTAAAGGACCTGACCGGTCGAGTGCTTAAATCTTCGGCTCAAAGAGGCGGGGATGAGTGGGAAGTCATTGAGTTTCCGGCGATTTTGCCATCGGATAAGCCGCTGTGGCCTGAGTTTTGGTCGATGGAGGAGCTTGCAGCCCTACGGGAGGAGCTTCCGAACGGCAAGTGGATGGCTCAGTACCAGCAGCAGCCGACATCTGAGACTTCGGCCATTATTAAGCGTGACTGGTGGCAAGAATGGGAGCATGAGGACCCACCGTATTGTGAGTTTACGCTACAGGCGTGGGATACCGCGTTTGAAAAGACCCAGCGTGCGGACTATTCGGCACTCACAATGTGGGGCGTCTTCTATCAGGAGGACGACAACGGCACTCCGCAGGCCAACATCATCCTGTTGAATGCGTTCCGCGAGCGGATGGAGTTTCCAAGACTTAAGAAAGTGGCTGTCGAGCAGTACCAAGACTGGCAGCCGGACTCGATCATCATCGAGAAGAAGGCATCGGGTGCTCCGCTCATCTACGAGATGCGGGCGATGGGCATACCGGTGGCTGAGTTTACACCGTCAAAGGGCAACGACAAGATTAGTCGGCTCAATGCGGTATCAGACATTTTTGCGTCAGGCAGAGTGTGGGCACCCGCTACTCGTTGGGCGGAGGAAGTGATTGACGAAGTTGCAAGTTTTCCCTCTGGTGAGCATGATGACTATGTTGACTCGGTCTCCCTCGCCCTGATGCGGTTCAGAAAGGGTGGCTATGTCCGTACGCTGCTCGACGAAGAAGACGAGCCGATGGAATTTCGTCGCCCATTCAAGGGTTACTACTAAGGACAAACGATGGCTATTGATAAAGCACTCAATCAGGCGCCGATGGGTCTCGATATGGAAGAGGCTCTTGTGGGGGAAATGGAGCCAGATTTAGAAATTGAAATTGAAGACCCTGAAAGTGTATCTATTGAGGGTCCGGGGTTTGAGCTTGAGCTGGTTCCACAAGAAGGCTCGCTTGACGACTTTAATGCAAACCTCGCTGAGGAGATCGATGAAGATACGCTGATTGAAATCGCGGGTGATCTTGTTGGTGAGTTTGAAGAAGACATCAATAGCCGCAAGGACTGGATGCAAACTTACGTTGATGGCATCGAGCTTCTAGGTTTAACCATCGAAGACAGAACCGAACCGTGGCCCGGTGCATGTGGTGTGTATCACCCGTTACTTTCCGAAGCTCTCGTGAAGTTCCAGTCTGAAACAATAATGGAAACTTTCCCGGCGCAGGGTCCAGTGCGGACTCAGATCATTGGGGAAGAAACTCGTGAAACCATCGAAGCTGCAAACCGTGTCAAGGACGACATGAACTACCAGCTTACCGATGTGATGGTGGAATACCGCCCGGAACATGAGCGCATGCTGTGGGGCTTGGGCTTGTCCGGTAACGGCTTCAAGAAGGTGTATTTCGATCCGTCACTAGGCCGTCAGGTTTCAGTTTATATCCCGGCAGAAGATGTGGTTGTGCCCTATGGTGCAAGTAACTTGGAGACTGCTGAGCGTGTAACGCACGTTATGCGTAAGACTCCGAACGAGGTCAAGAAGCTACAGGTTTCTGGCTTCTATCGTGACGTGGAAATGGGTGAGCCGACCGACACCTTTGATGATGTCGAGAAGAAAATCGCGGAAAAGATGGGTTTTAGCGCGACGCAAGACGACCGCTACAAGCTCCTCGAGATGCACGTTGATCTGGTACTGGAAGATGATCCGTATGCCGATGAAGATGGTATTGCGCTTCCGTATGTCGTAACGATTGAAAAGGCTACCTCGACCATCCTTGCGATTCGTCGTAACTGGAATCCGGAAGATACCGCCAAGCAGAAGCGTAACCACTTCGTTCATTACGGCTATGTACCGGGCTTTGGCTTCTATGCCTTTGGCCTGATTCACCTCGTCGGTGCGTTCGCTAAATCAGGCACCTCATTGATCCGTCAGCTCGTAGACGCAGGCACACTCAGCAATCTGCCGGGCGGCTTTAAGACGAAGGGCTTGCGTGTTAAGGGTGACGATACGCCGATTGAACCGGCTGAATGGCGTGACGTGGATGTAGCCTCTGGCACGATCCGCGACAACATCATGCCTCTTCCGTATAAAGAGCCATCACAGGTTCTTTCCCAGTTGCTGGGCGTGATCGTTGAAGAAGGCCGTCGCTTTGCTTCTGCGGCAGATATGAAGATTGCGGATATGTCCGGTCAGGCTCCGGTTGGAACCACGCTGGCAATTCTGGAACGCTCGCTGAAGATTATGTCTGCGGTCCAAGCCCGCATTCATTACTCAATGCGTCAGGAGTTTAAACTCCTTAAGAACATCATTCGTGACTACACCGATGATGAATACTCTTATACGCCGTATGAAGGACAGCGTAAGGCCAAGGGTTCCGACTATGACTTAGTGGAAGTCATTCCGGTATCAGATCCGAATGCGGCAACGATGGCGCAGAAGGTTGTGCAGTATCAAGCAGTTCTACAGCTTGCCCAGACTGCCCCGCAACTATATGACCTGCCGCTTTTGCATCGTCAGATGCTGGAAGTTCTGGGTATCAAGAATGCCCAGAAGTTGATTCCGCTGAAAGACGACATGAAGCCGCGCGATCCGGTCTCTGAAAACATGAATGTCATCAACGGTAAACCCGTTAAGGCGTTTATCTATCAGGACCACAAGGCACACATTCAAGTACACATGGCTGCGGTACAAGACCCGCAGATTGCTCAG